TCGCGCGTGGCAAGCAGCCCGATGTCCGGTACCGCGCGGGCGGCGGCGGTGGCCTGATCTTCGGGCACGTTGGCGGTCAGCAACGCGCGGTATAGCTCCTGATTGATGGTGGTCAAGGTTACATGTCCTGTTTCGGATACAGTATAGAGAACTCAGGTCTCCCATGCAAGGGGTACAACGTGACCGAGCGCACAGAATTCGTAGGGTGCGCTGTGCGCACGCGGACCTATTGTGCGCCTGCCCTCGACCCCGATCCGGGGGTGGCCGCCGCGCGTATCGCAGGGTGCGCACGGCGCACCCTGCGACCATGCGCGCAGGACAAAACCCGCCCTGTAAATGTCTTGCCCGCGGCCGTATGGTCTTGGCCCAATGCGCAAATTCTCCCATTTCCGGCTGGAGGCCGCGGGTCACGCCGACGCGCGGCGGTTTGTCAGCGCGCTTGAGGTCGAGCTGTCCGAAGGCGCGCAGTCCAGCACCGTCACGCTCACCCGCGCGGGCAAGTTTCACGATCGCCGTTACGGCGAGTTCGAGATCTCGCCGCAGATGCTGCTGGCGATGGTCGGTAATTTCGAGGCGCGCACCTACGGGCAGGACATCTTCATCGACGTGGCGCACCGGCCGGATAACGGCGCCGCGGGCACGATCACCAAACTCACCGTGGACGGCGATCGCTTGCGCGCGACGGTGGACTGGACGTCCTACGGTGTGGAGGCGATCAGGCACAAGGGCTATGCGTATCTGTCCGCCGAGTTCCATGAGAACTGGACCGACAACGAACAGCGCCAGGCGCACGGCCCCGTGCTGCTTGGCGCGGGTCTGACGGTGCGCCCGGTCATCAAGCGGCTGGATCCGGTGATGCTCGCCGAGCTTTACACCGGCGACCAGCCGACTTATCTGCACCCCGAATTAGTCAAAAAACTTTCCGAAGAGGTACATACCATCATGGATAAATGGCTCACAAAGCTGCGCGAGAAACTTCTCGCAAGGAAGCTCGCCGAGACCGTCATCGAGCAGATTATCGGCGCGTATCAGTCCGCCACCAAGCATCTCGGCGAGGATGAAAAAGCGCACGCGACCCTGCTCGAGCAGTTTGACCTCATGGGCAAAACCCTGGCCGAGCAGATCGGCGCCAAGCCCATGACCATGGACGTCCGCCTGCCGGAGTCGACGCAAGCCTCCAGGTCGCTGACCTAGGATGATGTCAAACGCATCGTCACGGCCAGCCGGCAGGCGGACGTCGATGCGACCAGGCAGCTTACTGAAACGCGCGACACGCGCGTCGCGCAGTTTCATGAATTGATGGGCGCAGCCAAGGGCCTCGAGGCCGTGTCCGAAGACGGGCGCAAGGCACTCTGTGCGGCCGCGGAGCTGATCACCGCGCAGATGAGCGAGGCGCAGGTCAAACGCCTGGCCGAAAATCAGCTCGCGATCGGTAATCAGATGGCGGCGGCGGCTTCGCTTGGCGCGCTGGGCTGGAAAGGTCCGGCCGGCTCGCCGCGCATCTCCGTGGATGACGGCAACGCCATCAAGTCGTTGCAGGAAACCGTCGACCGGCGTCTGGGTATTCTGGATATGTCCGAAGCGCGGCGCTTCGCCACCACCGGCGGCAAGCTGCTGGCCGACAACAAGATCTTTGTCGACAAGGTGCTGGCCGAGTTCGATGCCGGGCATGCGCACGAGCTGCACGCCGAGCACAAGCTGCTGGCGGCCGGCTACGGCGTGGTATCGGATGTGGCCGTGCCGGTGTCGTGGGAGCGCACCGTCATCCGCGAGGCGCTGTACCGGCTGGTGATGCTGGGCCTGGTCAACGTCGGCACCGTGACTTACAGCAGCGCGTACTCGATTCCCTATTCGTACCGCGACACCAGTGCGGCGGGCTGCGGCAACACGCGCAAGTACGAGGGGCAGAGCATTCAGCGCGCGGGCGTGATCCAGACCGCGGAGACGGTGTATCACATCCCGCAGAAACTGGCCTTCGAGGTCAGCGATGAGCTGCGTTATCTCACCGGCGCGCGCGCCATCGACTGGGAAATCGTCGCGGAGAACACGCAGAACGCCGCGCGCATCATCGCCGAGGATACCGAGCAACTGCTGGCCAACGAGATTTTGCAGGGCGCCGACGAATTCGGTGCGACGGCGATCGTGACCGAGGCGCTCACCGCGCAGGTCAACGGCACCAACCGCGTATTCCTGCTGGCCAACTTCCCGGTGGCGCGACCGCGCCGGGTGTTCGACATGCTGGGCAACCAGGTGGGTGCGACGAGCAACGCGATCACCGTCACCTACGCCGCCGTGGTGCGGGCCGAATACGACGGCACGAACACGCAGGCCGCCGGCACCTACTACGTGCTGAATTACAACCTGGGCGAGATCTACATGGTCAGCGAGCTGGGCGCCGTCGTCACGCCGCCCAACGCGACCGCGCTCACGGTCAGCTACGCGCGCGTTACCAACGCTTATGCGTTCAATACCGACGTGCCTGGCGGCACCGAGGTTGGTGCGCACTGGGATACTTTTCTGTATCGCTACGCGCTGCGCAAGGCGGTGGTCGAAGACGACCGCTATTACCGCGCGGACATGGGGCTGATGTCCGGCACCGTAATGACCTAGATCGAGCAGGCGCGGCAGTTTCTGATGAGCTACTCGCGCATGGGCACGGACCTGCAGACCGACGGCAATCTGGGCAGAGTCAAGGACGTACCGAATTTCAAGGTGCTGGCGCCGCGTCTGTGGGCCGGGGACCAGCGCATCATCATCGGCGAGCGCGGCGTGACGCGCTTTCGCATGGCGCGTCCGTGGCAGTTGGGCGAGCTGGAAAACCAGCGCGACGTAAACGGCCGCTTCACCGGCAAGAAAGAAGCCTACGGCGATCAGTTCGTGGTGGTGCACACCCCCACCATGCTCAAGCGCTCGCGCACCTCGATGGTCTTGTACAGCGCCACCGCGCGCGTAGCGCGGGTGAATCCGTAACTGGGTAGGGTGCGCCGTGCGCACCGAGCTCGATGGGTAGGGTGGCGCCGTGCGCACCGTGCGATACGCGCGGAGGCCGCCCCCCGATCGGGGTCGAGGGCAGGCGAGGGCCGCCCCCCGATGGGCCCGCGGACTTTTACATGAGGAGCAGACATGGCTGAAAAACCGATTACCAACCCAGGCAACACCGCGCGCTACGTCGCCGGCCGCATGATCCCGCCGGGCGAGACACGACTGATCCCCGAGCACGAGTTGCCGCCGCACCTCAAGGACGGCGGGGATCTCGATGCGACCGCGCCGGACTCGGGCGCCGGCACCGCCGGGTTTCAAATGCACCAGGAGCCGCCGCCGCCAGCCGGGGAGGAGCATCCTGCCGCGGCAGCAACGACTGGTACGGCGGCACCCGCGGGAGCGATCTTGAGCGCGAATGAGCCCGCCGCGAAACCCGCGGACGACGCGCCTGACCTCCACTCCGAGCGGGGCGCGCAAGCCGCAAGCGGTCCCGCCGTACAGGAATTGCTGGAGCGCACTGTGCCGGAGATCAGGGAGGCTCTCACTCAGCTAAGCGTAGACGAGATCGACGACGTGGAGCAGCTCGAAGAGGCGGCCGAGAAGCTACGCAAGGGCGTGCTGGAGGCGCTCAGCGAAGAGCGCTCAAGCGCGCGCAGAGCAACGCGTAGGGTGCGCCGCGCGCACCATGCGACACGCGCGGCAGGCACCCCCCGATCGGGGTCGAGGGCAGGCGATGGCAGGCGTGACGCAGAAGCTTAAATATTTTCGGCTGGCCGAGTTCGACTCGCAAGACAGTCCGGGGTCGGGCAGCAACATGCAGGATGAAACCTTGCGCAAGCTCGAGCTGGCGCGCGATATCGCCGGTATTCCGTTTGTGATCACCAGCGGCTTTCGCACCGTGGAGCACAACGCCAGCATCGGCGGCGTCAGCGGCAGCGCGCATACCAGGGGCTTTGCGGCCGACATTGGATTCAGCAACGAGTCACAGGCGCTGCGCATTGTCACCGCCCTGACCAGGGCGGGATTCGAGCGCATCGGGCTGTCGCTGGGCAACAGATTTGTACACGCGGATGACGATCCGGACAAGTCGCCGGCCTATTGGAGTTATGGACCGTACATGCCCTATGTCGCATAAGGTGTTGAGCGCCTGGGATCACGCCCTGGCCGACACGGTGTTGCTGGTCTTCTCGATGGTCTTGTTCGCGGCCGCGGGCTTGCACGCATGAGCGATGCGCTCACCATCCGCCTCGCCGTCGGCTGTCTGGGGCTGGCGCTGCTGGTCACCGTCGGCGGTGGGGTGGCGTTGAGCCTGTACGACAAACAGGTTCCGGACGTCCTGATCGGCCTCGGTAGTGCGGCGGCTGGCGCGTTGAGCGGGTTGTTGCCCGGCATGCGCCTGGGTGATCCGGACAAGTCAGGCCGATAAATAAAAAAACCCCGCCGGTCAAGGACGGGGTTTTCAGGTAGCGCCGCAAGCATGGGGTCTTCGGCGCCGTGGCAATCACTGTAACGAGCAGTGTTGCATGGATAATTATAGCTGGGTTCCTGTGATCGTCGAGATGTTTCTGTCGCAACCCGTGTTTCAGGCGTTCTGCTGGGGCGCGCTGGCGATCGTCGCGCTGTTTGCAGTTGCGGCCCTAATCAAAGCGATCAAGTCATGAATCTTGAGGGAGGGCACTTGACCAAGACACCAATCTACCAAACAAAAACCTTCTGGACCGGCGTGATCGCGATCGTCACCGCCGTCGGCAGCTTTGCGGCGGGCGAAATCGCCCTCGGGGCGGCCATGCAGATGGTGAGTGCATCCCTGCTGGGCGTGTTCCTGCGCGAGGGCATCTCGCGCGAAGCGCGGCGGCTTTAGGCCATGGCCAAAGCAACCATCAACAGCGCCAATAGTTGGCTGGTGCTCGATCTCGCGCACGCTGAGTACCTTGCCACCAGCCGCGCCGCGGTAGACGTGCAGCTGGAAATCTCGGGCACCTTCGTCGGCACACTCACGCTGCAATGGCGTTTGTCCAACCCTGAGGAAACCGACGGCGACTATCGCGACGTACCAGGCGGTCGCTACACCGCACCCGACAGCGATATCCTGCACGTCAAACCCACCTGGAAGCTGCGTTGTGGCTTCAAGGCGGGTGAGTACACGTCCGGAGCGGCCAGGGTGGTACTGATCTAATGGGGTTGTTCGCACCCGTGTTGCAACCCGTGCTGCAACCTCCACTGGTGCCGTTGCGCGACTTCTCGCCCGCACACCGGTTCAGGAACGGGGAGCAGGGCGCTATCTACGAAGTATCTCCGCAGTACATCTACGAGGACGCGGCTGGTACGACACCCGCCAGCCTCAACGGGCCGGCCGGTCATGTGCGCGACCTGTCGCCGAACGGCAATCATTTAGCGCAGGCAACGGCCGCGGCCAAGCCGTTATTGCGCGGCACGCCCACAGGCGCGGACCTGTTAACTAACGGCGCGCTTGCCGATGGCACGGGCTGGACCACCAGCGGCAGCGTGACCTTCACCGTCGGTACCGCGGTGATCGACGATGTGGCCGGGGTGGATGCGTACATCGCGCAACAGTTAAGCGGGCTCGCGGTAGGCCAGGTCTATCAAATCGAAGTCAAAACGACCGCCAACACCACGGCGACCGCCGCGGGCTTTACGGTCGCGCAAGGGGCGGCGGCGAACGGCGCCGAGTACAGCACCAGCGATCAGCCGCAGTTGGGATTTATCGGCATCTGGCGCTTTCATATTACCGCCGGTGCCGCGGCACCCTGGCTGACCTTGCGCACCTCCGAACTTGATAAAAGCGTCACCGTCGATTCGATTACGGTCAAGCTGGCGCACGCTTATCCCGACGTGCAGGCGCCCTACTGGCTGGAGACGGACGGGGTGGACGATTGTATGCGCTCGGCGCTTGAGTTCACCTTGCAAAACTGCCGAGCTATGTGGCCGCTGCGCTCAACAAGCGGCAGCAGCTAAGCGTCCCGCGGATGTTCGGCGCCCTCAAAAATACCACCAGTAATTTTGATCACCACGGGATCCAAAATCGCTCGAATCTTAATAGGCTGGAGGGTGCGTTGCGCGAGTTCACCGCCGGCGCCACGGCAGCGACTTCGGCGGCGCAATCCGCGCCGCTCGGTACGCCCGTGGTGGCCGGTTCATTGGCGGTGGTCGGCACGCTTGATTTACAGGTCAATGAGCTGGCGCTAGTGACGGGCGTTAATGCGTGGCTGGCGGGGACGGTTATTACGAACTGCGTGCTCGGTATCAACGCGGCCAATAGTACGGGAGCCAGCCCGCAGCAGATAGACTTTTACGGCGGCGTTTACGTATTGGGCAAAACGCCGACCGCCGATGAGCGCGCGCGGGTGCAGCAATATCTGTACGGCCTGGCCGGCATCACCCCGTGAGCCAGTGGCCGCACACTGTCGTTCTGTTTTGCCCCGTGGCGCTACAGGCCCAGGGTAATCAGCTTGCCGCCGCGATCGATCCGGACACCGGCGGCGGACTCACCTTCAGCGCTGTGCGATTAAGCGCTACCGGCGCCGAACCCGCCACGCATCTCGCCGCTCACACGGCTGCTAGGCAGTCTCTTATCGACATGCTCACCGCTGCCGGCAACGGCGCGGTAGACGATCCCGCGCTGCTTGAGCGGTTCACCGCGGAGCAGGTGCTGAGCGTATTCAGCCAGCTGATCGTGCGGGTGAATGTGTCATTCGATGCGGTGCTGTCGGACGTGGGCTTGCGGCGCATCGAGACAGACGATGAAACATAAGCTCATCGTCATGATCGATCCGGGCTCGCGCTGACAAGGGCATGAGCGGCACCATGAGTCAGGCCGACCTGGTCGCGGATCTGAAAGCCTCGCTGCAGGACTCGGCGAAGGTCTTTGTGGCCGCGAACGATGCGGATTTCACGCGGTTGCTGTCCATCGCCGCGGGCGATCTGCTGCGCGTGCGGCCGCTTATTGTTAGCGGCGAGCTCGCGCTGGAAGCGGACATGGGCAGCTACGTCGCGCCGGCCGCCATGGTGCGTTTTTATCGCAGCCACTGGCTGGACAAATATCGCGGCAATCCGTGGGACGCGGACTGGGCGGGACCGTTCCCGCGGGTCGCGCTGGTCAAGGCCAGCACGGCCAGGCTGCTGTACTTCACGCCGGCGCCCAGCGCGCGGCAGATCGCCGTGCTGGGCCATGCGTACGCGTTCGATTACTGCGTGCCGCATGTCATCGGCGCGCAGCCTGAAGATACCACCGTGGACGCGGCCGATCACGGCCTGCTGCTGTTGCGCGCGCAGGCCGAAGCCTGCAAGGAACTCAGCATCCGCAACCTCAGCAAGCCGGTGAGTCTGGGTCCGGCGGGTGCGAGTGTGGGCAGCATGCCCAAAAACGGCTCGCCGGCGGGTTTGTACGAGCTGCTGATGCAACGCTTCGAGGCCGCGGCGTGAACCCGGACGAACAAGCCGGTGGCAGCGCTGTAGGGTGCGCCGTGCGCACCGTGCGATACTGTTGCGCGCGCCGCAGGTGTTCGGCAGGCACGTCGGCAGCGCGGTTTCGCAGGCAGCAATCGAGATTGGTCGCGAGGCGCGGCGACGTGCGCCGAAGGCGTTCAGCACCTTGACGCAATCGATTCGCAGCCGGCAGGTGTCGCCGCTGGAAGGGCAGGTGGTCGCGGGCGTGCAATACGCGCGGCTCGTGGAAGAGGACGCCAGGCCGGGCGGGCGTCCGCCGGTGCGCTCCCTGCTCGACTGGATCAAGGTGCGCAACATACAGCCCGACGATCCGACCATGAGCCAGGAAGACCTCGCGTTCGTCATGGCGCGCAGCATCGCAAAGCGCGGCACGCCCGCGCAGCCGTATCTCAAGCCCGCGCTGGAATTCCAGCGCGCGCGTGCGGAGCAGCTCATCAACGCGGCGATCGACAAGTCGCTCAAGGAGATGGGCGGGTGATCGGCGCAATGCGTAGGGTGCGCTGTGCGCACGCGGCCCCATCGTTCGGCGGCCCTCGACCCCGATCGGGGGGCGGTCTCCGCGCGTATCGCACGGTGCGCACGGCGGCCCCATCGTTCGGCGGCCTCCGCACGTATCGCACGGTGCGCACAGCGCACCTACATGGATGGTTAGACCGTGAGCATCGGCGCCGCCATCGAGCGCATGGATGAGCGCCTGGACGCGCTGGCGCAGGCGCTCATCCCGGCGTTGCCGACGCACACCATCAAGCGCTCGCTGCTGGACTACAGGCAGCATGAGGAGGCTGAGTTGCTCAGCGGCGTGGTGACGATCGTCTCGGCGGGCGAGCGCAATTACAGCAACGCGCTGGGCATGGCCGCGCGCGAGGGTACGCAGCGGGTGCTGCTGGTCGGTCATCTGCAGGTGGCGCAGGCGAGCGCACCCGCGGACATCGAGGCCGCCGAGCTGGATCTCATCGAGGAGATAAAGGCCTGCGTGCGCTCGGGCATCAACGGCATGAGCGTGCGGCTGGATTCGGTGGAGCACTCGCGGCAACTGGAGCATCCGTATGGGTGGGTGGTCGCCCATCTCGACCTGGGGCCGCCGCGCACCCTGCGATACGTGCGGCGTATCCCGCACGATGGGGCCGCGTGCGCACGGCGCACCCGAGCAAGAATTGATGGTGCGCCCGGCGCACCCAACGAGGGGAAGTTAAATGCCTGAACAATTCGACACACGTTATTTCCGCGGGCAGGGGCCGCTGTTCATGGGCGCCCGCGACGCCGCCGGCAACCCGGCCGGACTGATTTTCGTCGGCGATCTCGGCGAGGCCACGGTCACCGGCAACATCGAGCGCGCGGAGATCCGCGAGAATGTCTCCGGCATCGGCGCGCTGGGCTCATCGTTCGTGCGCGCGGTGAACTATGAGCTGTCGATCAGCATGCGATCGATTAAGCGCGATCATCTGGCGCGCGCTGCAGGGGGCCGCGGTGCAAAAGGCCAGTGCCTCCGTCAGCAACGAGGTGCACACGGCTTATCGCGACAAATTCATCCGCTTACAGCACACCAAAGTCAGTACGGTGGTGGTGACCAACGTCGCGGGCACCACGACGTATGTGGCCGGCACGGATTACGTGTTGTACGCGGCGGAAGGGATGATCGAGATTCTGCCCGCGGCGATCACCGAGGCGCTGGCGATGATCACCGACGAGCACGCGGAGATGGCGATTACCGGCCAGCTGCTGTTGGACAAGCTGCGCGCGCAGGGAGATCAGTATTACAGCTGGAAAATTGAGGAGTAAATCGTGACACGGGACGCGCAAGGTAGGGTGCGCTGTGCGCACCATGCGAGACGCGCGGCGCACCCTCAAGCTGCGGGAATTTTAATGGGTTGGATACCAGGAGTTTTGAACATGGCAAAAAATGCTGAAGACGATGTAAAGACCGGCAAGATCAGGCTCACGCAGCCGCACACGCACGAGGGTGTCGAATACGCGCCCGGCGAGGTGCTAGAACTGCGTGAAGATCAGGTCGCGTGGCTAATCGAGCAGGGCCGCGGCGAGAAGGTCGCCAAACGCGAGCCGGCGGCGAATGATCCCGCGTCGGGCGATGCTACGCAACCCGGCGAGCCGACCGATGGCGGCTGACGACAGCGATATCGAGGTTCTGCATCCCGAGCGCGAGATTGCGATCAATGGCGAGACCGTCACCGTGCGTGAGTTTTCGTTTATCGATGGGCTCACCGTCGAGGCGCAGGCGATGCCGCTGATCCGCTCGCTGGACCGTGCGTTTGCGCAAAGCGACGAGGGTGCCAGCCTGGAAACGCTCGCCCTGGTGTTCGGCGCGCACAGCGAGCAGGTGACAGGGCTGCTCGCGCGCGCTTGCGGTCGCGCCGAGGACTGGGTGCGGGCCTTGAGCGATGCGGACGGACAACTGCTGCTGCTGACGTTCTGGGGGGCCAACGCGGGTTTTTTCGGGCGGCGGGTCGCCGCGCGTCGCCTGGCGAGGGAGCACGTGGAAGCGCGCCAGGCGCGGGCCCCCGAGCGGAGTCCAGTGCAGGCCTCGGGCGCGTCTACGCGACACTCATCGGCGCGGGCCACAGCCTCACCGACATCAGGCGATATACCCGACGCCAGCTAGAGCTGTTCTATCGCGAGGCGCAGGCAATCAAAAATAACGAGCGCACCGATCGCATCGAAGCAGCCGCCATCGGCGCACGCGGCCGCGATCCGCAACGCAGCGCGCGAGTTGCGCAAGGGGTAGGGTGCGCCGTGCGCACGCGGGATCATGGTGCGCCTGCCCTCGACCCCGATCGGGGGGTGGCCGCCGCGCGTATCGCACGGTGCTACTGAGTCAGTGCGCTGTGCGCACGCGGTCCCATCGTTCGGCGGCATCCGCGCGTATCGCACGGTGCGCACGGCGCACCCTACAGTCTTTGCAAAAGGGGGTAACGAATACCTCCCCCTTTGCAAAGGGGGAGCGAGGGGATTTGCCGGGCAGGAGCGACTGGATGTGTTGCCTGCCAGTACGGTTTCCGCCCGGGTTTTTGATCTTGATGTTCCGTAGTTCCGTAGGGTGCGCTGTGCGCACGCGGACGCTTGGGGGAGACTGAAATGTGGCTGACAAAGAATTTCTGATCCGCGTGCGCGCGGACATCACGCGCGCGGTCGCGCAGATGCACGACCTCGCCGGCAAGCTGGAGCAGACGGGCAAGGCGGGACAACAGGCCGGCCGCAACACGCGGGTTCTCTCGACCGAGCTGGGCGGTCTGGTGCGCGCCGCGCTGGGTGCCGCCGCCGTGCTGGGCGCGATCAAGATCGCGCGCGATGTGGTGCGGGCGGTGGATACCTATCAGCAGCTGCAGGGCCGTTTGCGGCTGGTGACCGCTAACACGGCGGAACTCACGCGCGCGGAGCAGGGCTTGTTCGAGGTCGCGCAGCGCACGCGAACGGCTACGAGGGCACGGTCGATCTTTACACGCGGCTGGCGCGGTCAACGCAATCGCTGGGCGTGTCGCAAGACGAGCTGCCGCAGGTCACCGAATCCGTCAACCAGGCCATCGTCGTAAGCGGCGCCTCCGCGCAATCCGCGCAGGCGGCATTGTTTCAGCTGGGGCAGGGCCTGCAAAGCGGCGCGCTACGCGGCGAGGAACTGAACTCGATTCTGGAACAGACGCCGCGTGTCGCGCAGGCGATCGCGAATGGGCTTGGCGTACCGCTCGGCAAGCTGCGCGAGTTGGGAGAGCAGGGAGAACTGACCGCGGTCAAGGTATTTGGCGCGCTACGCAGTCAGCGGGAAGTGCTGGAGCGCGAATTCGCGCAATTGCCGCGCACCGTCGGTCAGGCGCTCATTCAACTGCAAAACGACTTGCAGCGCGCGTTCAGCGGTGCGAATACTGAGCCGCTGATCGAGGCCGTCGACGAATTCCGCGACACGATAACCGATCCGGAAATCGTCACCTCGATCGTCACGATCGCCAGCGAGATGTTGAAACTCGCGGGCCTGGTCGCCACGGCGGCGAGCAAGTTCGCCGAAATTGGTCAGGGCCTGGCGATCATCGCCGGCCCGCTGATCAACCCGACCGATGTGGAGCAGCTGGAGAGACTTGAACGCGTTTTGGCGCGCAAAAAGCAGTCGCTGGCGGACGGCCTGGTATTCCCCTTCGCCCGCGAGCGGTTAAAAGCCGATATCGCGGAGCTGGAGCGAGAGATAGAGGCGCTGCGCGCGCGCCTCAAACCGATACAGGTGCTGGCGACGCCGGCGGAGATAGAGGCGGCCAGTGCGGCGGCCGCGAAACGCAAGCTGACGCCATCAACGTCGACGGATCTGACGACTGATCCGAAGATCGAGGCGGATGCCGCCGCGCGTGAAAAGGCGCGCCTGGCCATCGATGCGCACATCGCCGCACTCACGCTGGAGGCGCGGACCTATGGCCTGACGCGCACCCAAGCCGAGCTGTACCGGCTGCTGTTGACCGAAGGGATCACACCCGCGCAGCTCGCCGCCGCGGCGGCCGCGCTGGCATCGGTCGACGCCCAGGAGCGCGCGACGGAGGTCGAAAAGCAGTCCGCCGACGCCATCGAGGAAACCGTCGGCTGGCTCGATGAAATCAACGTGGCCGAGGCCGAGCGCCAGCGCTCGCTAAACGAACAGGCGGAAGCCTTGCGCGATGTATTGCAACCGTCACGGATGCTGATTCGCAAGATCGAGCGGTTGCGGGGGTTGCTCGATGAGGGCGTAATCAGCCTCGATGAATACCGCGCGGCGTTGCGGAATCTGGGCACGGAGGCGGCGGCGGTCGCGGATGAGACCGGCGGCATCGGCGACCAATCCAAACGCCTGGAAGAGGCCGGCAAGGATCTGGGCCTCACGTTTCAGTCCGCGTTCGAGGACGCGATCGTCGAGGGCGCGAAGTTTCGCGATGTGCTGGACGGCATTTACAAAGACTGACCTAGGATCGAAAAAGTGGACGCCCTCAACCTTGATATAGTGAAGGTCGGAGGTATGAGATGGAAAGACTACCGAAACAGAGTTACACCAAAGCGTATCGCGAGCAGGCAGTGAAGCT